GTTAACAGTGCAAAACGTCTGATTATCTGATCGGGCGAGGTTTTTTAACCTCAGGCCATGAAGGCATCAAAAATCGATGCTTACTTCAGACCCTCCCTAGAAAAATGGGGTGGCGCCTGAGTAATCAGTCAGATCCACTTCCCAAGCAGCCGTTGGACAGCCCCTAGGAAGGTATAACACTTGGTGTCACGCCCGTTTGAAGGGGCTCGGAGCACTTCCGCTCTCGACCTAAGGCGAGAGGTACCGCATAGCGGTAGGCACCACCCGATGCCAATATACACATCTGGCTAGTAAATTTCTCCTTCGTCTTCGTTCATCCGTGCTAGCACCATCCGAATATAATGATCGTATTTTTCTATTATCTGCACCTCAGTCAGTGCCACGGCTGGGTCTACTCTGCCCCGGCTCTCCAAAAAGCTGAGCTTTTCCGCCGATGTCTTAACCACATCGTAATCTCGTATGTAGCCACCTCGTGGATCAAATTTCATCGCAAAATACGCGCGAGCTAACTTCTTGAGCCTAATAGTGCCTACAGCTGCAAGGTCAGGAACCCTGGCAACCATTCTCATGACTGCTCTATCCATCTCGTGTAAGAGTTTTTCATCTGTAATCTGATTAAAGTAGGCCACCCAGCCGTACCTCTTATTTTGACTGATTGCCCCAGTAATCTTTTCATTTATCTCTAAAAAGAAAATATCGACTAATCTTTCTTCATTGAGATATTTGAACTTTTCAAGGCGCTTTGCTCGGTTATGCTTAAAATCGCTTATCTTTGCGGCAACCGATTGCAAAAAACGCTCCACTGTGTTTCTTCTCACAGTAATTTTAGGAAGCTCAAAAACGTAGCCAAGATACGAAAAGTCTTGATCTAGCGGGCCAAATTTCGTCTTATCAGAGCTTAAGCCATGAAGATGAAGGCCACGCCTCATCAACCTTCTTTTCAACGAATTAAACGAAGTGGTAACCAGGCTTTCCTCCCCATACATCAATACATCATCGACGTATCTATAATAGTGAAGCCCTGGTACTGACCGCATCGCCCGATCCACGTCAGCCATATAGATCGCTGCCAATATATTAGATATCGCTAGCCCCTGAGGGACGCCAACTTCTTGCTTATAGACTGAGTGCTTATTTCGTGGTGTATTTTTGGGCACTGTCGGAGTCCGCAAGGCATGAGCGATCAAGTTCAAGACCTGAGGTATCTTGATCTTTCTCCCTACCAGCATGACCGTTCGATCTTGGTCAATCGAGTCATAAAATTTTTGGATGTCAGTACTACACACCCATGCACTAGCCGCGTCCATCGTACTGACATCCAAAGCTACCTGGCGGACATAACTACTAGCTACGTTTCTAGGTACCTGCTCAGGAAAAATCAGGGCTAGGTATTTTTGAAGCTGATGAAGAACTATACGATCTCGGACAATTGGTATACTTATAACGCGAGGTTCCTTTCCGCGCCCTTTCAACTTTAGCTGTTCTAGAAATGGTGCAAATCTAAAAGTGCTATCAAGACATTTGGCCGAAACGACTTCCAGCTCGGATGCTGACCTACAGCTAAACTGGAAGCCATTGATCCGGTCAATCCCTTTGGCCAAAGATGTTCCAAACCGGTCTCTGAAAACCCATTCCAAAGATAGAGGGGAAAACATCCGCCGGAACAGCTCTTCTGCGGTGATCCACCCCGCTTGGTACAAAAGTGCATCGTGTCCCTGAACCATAAAATCCTCCTCATTCGTGACCTCAGATTACGCGATACGTGTCAAGGATCCTAGATTCTGCTGGAACCTCCAATATGAACGGCTGATTTGGGTCGATTGCTATTCGTTGTGATGGGTAAGCCCCCAGTGCCAGAAGGCTGCTAATGGCCGTTGGAGGCTCTGCGAAATAACAGTTGTGGATAGACAGTGACCTTCAGTCCGAGCGATTCAGATCGCTTACTCTGCTTGTAGGAGCGAGTCGCAAAATAGAATAAACCCCATGATGTGAGTTCTCGGTCATCTATTTTCATGCGCAGATTAGAGGATGCTGGCAATACCCGCCCCCTATAAGCTAGGCTAAGCGCTCTAATCTTTAAAGCAGGAAGCTGATATGTCTTTTGACGCATTTATGCAGGTCGACGGTGTAGAGGGCGAATCTCTTGATGACGCCCACAAAGGCTGGGTGGAACTGCTGTCCTACCATTACGACGCGGTTCAGTCGATCAGTACCTCCGCCAGCTCTAACGGCGGCGCGAGCGCAGGCGGCGTTACTCTGGGCGACTTTAAAGTAAGTAAATATATAGACAGAGCAACGCCAAAACTGTTTGAGCTATGCTGTCGTGGGTCGCATATCAAGAAAGTAACTATTCGTGTCCATCGGGCGGGCACAGAAAAATTTAAGTATCTGGATATCGTCTTAGAAGAGGTATTGATATCTACCGTTAGCGGAAATGGGGCTGAGCATGCAGGCTTACCTGTAGAGCTAATCACACTTAACTATGGACGAATAAAATTCGAGTACTCACAGCAGCGCCGTGCTGACGGTGGAAGTGCTGGGATCGTATCCGGCGGATGGGACCGGACCGCGAATAAGCCATTTGCATAAATCAGTACCCTGAGTACCCTGCCACAGCAGAAGCCCGCCTACCAAACAGGCGGGCATACTGGGTCACCAGTAAACAGCAAATACGATTGCAAGAAGAATAGCAGTACCTACCCACTCCTTTCTAGTACAGCTTATGAAAATCAAGAACTGTACAAAAAGCGCAAGCAGCACAGTCATGGTTCTTATATCACCGCGAGTATTGGATCTGTCCTCAATATGCGACACTATGGAACTTGGTTCCATCCAATCGTATTGCGAACCATGAAAAATTATATACGTCAGCAGACAGGATACGTAAACCGTATACAGCAAAACCCTTATCAAAACGCCTTTAGCCGTCATATAAACTACCTTAAAAGCTGACTAAAAAAATTCCATCTTTTCACAATAAAATCCCCATAACTGGTGTCTTCTTTTATTCTCTCAATAGATGGGTTTGTCCCTCGATTGTATCGAGCACCAATGATACGCACCTCGTCCATGCCGATGGATTTAAAATTGTCATAATCAACTAGCAGCCGCAAGTGCTTTGCTGCTAGATCAATATTATAGATATCCTGCTCCAGACAGTTGGCTAAGCTTCTCAACTCGCTAATTGACATGTCATCGGGGTTAAGACCTAATGTAACTGCTGCGGTCCTAAGCTGAACACTCACCCATCCGAAACTAGTCTTAGCAGGTGGCGGAGTGCTGACGGTTGGCAAGTTGCCCAAATGATCGAACACTCGGAATTCGAATGCTGCTCTATCGGCAGAATTTGGGTCTCCTCCGGCTTCTATCCAACACACACCAGCCAACAGCTCAACAGGAAGCGAATACTTTGCGGCTGATGCCTTGATGAACTGCTTATTGTGAATCAGCCAAGTATCTTTGAAGCGCTGGATATGACCTCGCCCTCCACCGAACCGTGCTGGCACCAACTTCCAAACAAAAACATCAAAGCCCCCCCAAGTGGGACTACCATTGGACTCCGGCGTGCAAAAATCATTCATATCAACTCATCCATGACTTAGATCGCGTCAGCATACTGTATCATCAAGGTTCTCTCTCGGTGTACTGGTCGCTGGCCGACTTGAAGCCAAACATCAGAACAACTCACCGAGCGCGGCAGGCTCCCAATTCATGATAACCAGCTCACCGCTGACATCAGCCTTTCCCTTTCTCTGGTTTGCCGTGCTGTAACGAATGTCGACCGTTTCAAAATGGAAGCCTTCAAACACCCGCCGGATGTCAGGGTGATCGTTGATGCTCACCATCACCTTCCCTTTGCACCCCCGCATGAACTCCGCCATGCGCTCGTAGTTCTCAAACGGAAAATCCACACCGTACCCAGCCGTTTGCCAGTAAGGCGGGTCCATGTAGTGGAACGTATGGGGCCGGTCATATCGCTCAGCACATTCAAGCCACGGCAGATTCTCCACGTACGTACCTGACAAACGTTGCCAGGCCGCAGAAAGGTTCTCCTCGATCCGCAACAGGTTGATGGCCGGGCCAGTCGTTGCGGTCCCGAAAGTCTGCCCGCTGACCTTCCCTGCAAAGGCGTGGTGCTGGAGGTAGAAGAACCGGGCAGCGCGCTGGATATCGGTGAGGGTTTCGGGACGGGTCATCTTTTGCCACTCAAATACCTGACGCGAGCTGAGCGCCCATTTGAACTGGCGGACGAATTCTTCAAGGTGGTTTTGGACGACGCGATACAGCGTCACCAGATCACCATTGATATCGTTCAAGACCTCAACGGGAGCTGCCTGGGGACGCATGAAGTAGAGGGCCGCACCGCCAGCGAACACTTCGACGTAGCATTCGTGGGGTGGGAAAAGCGGGATGAGACGGTCGGCCAGGCGGCGTTTGCCGCCCATCCAAGGGACGATGGGTGTGGACATAAATAGCAAGACCTTTACTGTATATATAAACAGGTGCTAGGCTCGCTCCGCTTTGTGCACGAAGCGAGAGCCTTGGCTGGACTTGCAGGGGTAATCTGCGGGAACGGTGACCGGCCGAGATGTTGACGCATCTCGACTGGTCGCTCTTTTTCAATGTGTTGCGTTATCTCTTCAGCTCAATCGGACCAGTACCTTCAGTGCCCGCTCGTAAAGCGCCTGACGGTCGGCAAGGCCATTTGTGCCACCGTTGATCCGTTTGGTAATTGTCAGGAAGTCGCTTCTATCTGCGAAGGTATTAAGCCCAGCACGGTGCCAGAACCAAGCAGCCGACATGGCGGCATGCTCCGGACGCTCGAGGAGTTCAGGTTGCTGTAGCAGATCCAGGCCCAATGCCTCACCGCAGGCCGCGTAGTTCGCCCGCCCGGTAATTTGAATAAGCCCCCTGCCCCGGTATAACTGACCGTCGCCGTCGTCCTCTGGCGTGTTGCCCAGGCGTTCGGCTAGCCGCCCGGTATCGTATTTTTCGAGGTAGGCATCACTGCCCAATTCCCGCACGTAGCGAAGCTGGCCAGACTCATGGCCCACCTGCGCCAGGAAGGCAGCGATACGCAGCTTCGTAACGATGGCGTATTTGCTCATCGCAACGTTTAAGACGGGAACAAAAACGCCAGCTCGGGAGCTGGCGTTGGGGAGAATCTGCAGCAACTGCTGCACAGTAATCGACATTCAGACATCTCCTGAATAGAGGCGATTTGTGATGGAGGTTATGGTCAGAGCTGCACGACCTTGACTGGTTTTTTCTCTTTCTTTTTGCCTTTGGCTTTTGCCTTGCCCTTGTTGCCACCATTGCACTCGGCCGTGGTGGACCAGCCAGCTTGGGTAAATACCTGTTCGACCGAATCCGTCAGGTACTCGCCATCAAGCCCCTCCTTGAACCCCTGCACGCTGATCATGCGCTCCGCGAAAAGGTCAGTACGCCCGACCATTTCAAGACGGATGCCTGCAGTGCTGCGATTGAAAGCAGCAAGACGCGCTTTCGCGGCCTGCTCAGCTGCAGATTTGTTGGGGTAGATATGCCGGTCGGTATGAACGGGAGGGAGACCATCCGGGGCCGTGTCGTTATTGAGGGTCACGATCTGGAGCTTCCCGGTCTTCTTGTCCTGATGCTTCGTCGACACGGCTTTGTGTGTCGAACGATCACCCAGTCTGAACTGCCATCGGCTGACGTCTTGGCGCGTGATGGCCAGAACGCCAAACGCTTTCCCGGACGCGCTTGCTCCCTCTTGCCTGGGCATGACGAGCAACTTGCCGTCGGCGACCTTGGCAGTGCAGTCGTACTTTTTTGCCAGCCGTGTGATGAAGTGGTAATCCGACTCGTTGAGCTGGTCAGCCCGTGGGACCTTTGTCGCTACGTTGCAGGCTGAGGCCCAGCCATTGCGTGCGGCAATGTCGCTGACAATCTTGGACAACGGCACATCCTCCCAGCTACCACTGCGTGTGGTCTTACCGCTTCCACGCATGCTGCTGGCTTTGCCTCTGATGACCATCGTGTCGGGAGGACCAGACACCTCGATCTCATCAATGGTGTACAGACCGATCTTGGTGAGCTTCTGGCCGTCATAGCCCAGATAAACCTCAACATCGGCCCCCCTCGATGGCAACGCCACTGCACCGTCGCGATCATCAATGCGCAGTTCGAATTCATCTGAATCCATGTCGGGCTTGTCAGTAGTACGCAGCTGGATCAATCGGTCGTTGATGAGCGCCGTAATGTCGGTGCCGTCGGCAACGATACGGAAAGTGGGTTTCATGCGCAGACACCAAAAGAAAGCCCCGCAATCAACGGGGCCGGGCAAAAGGAAAGGTTCGTTACGCGTAACGCCGAGGTCAGCCCCAGAGCATTACAGTTTCGTCGGAGGATGCGGGAAGGTCCGGCAGAGTGATGATCAGCCCCACCCGGAAGGGTTGAGCCTCATCGGCCAGGCCCTGATTGGCATCAAGCACGGCCTCCACAGAGCCGTTTAAATGGCCGTAATGGTTGAAACAAAGGGTATCGAGGATATCCCCGTCAGACGTTCTGCATATCGTCGCCATAGCGTGTGAACTCCAGCGTGAACGCCTGCTTGCGAGGGATGCCCCCCTGCATCAGAGCGCTCTGATCTTCCTGAATTTTCTTCAAGCACCAGTTACCCAGCACTGCCCCATACCCTGTGGTCAGGGCCAGAGGCACGCCCAGGCCCGCGATGCCACGCAACGTATCGAGCTGTTTGATCCCACCTTTGACGTTGGGGAACACCGCCCCCTTGAGCGTCAGTGACTCATCACCCATACCAATGTTCTGCTGTGCCGGTCGACGCGTGAGACGCTCTTGCGATGCCCAGCGGAACTCACTGGAACGGCTCAGTTCGTCGAACGCAGCGGTGTCCAGATTGAAGTAGTAGGGCTCGCCTTTCGCGCTGAGCGGCTGCAAGATCAGCAGATGCTCAAACGGTTTGACCGCTTCGACAGCCGGGGTTTTCTGCGCGGCAAATGACGAACTGGGCACCACGTTGGCCAGCGCGGGACTGATACTGCCAGCCACCTTGTTGACGGCTGTCCCGGCTTTTGCTGCCTGCTCTTTGAGCACTCCCAGGCGCTCGTCAATCTGAGTTACCGCCCTTGAGGCACGACTGTACGTCGATACGACAGCCCCGACCTTCGCCTGGGCTGCGGTGACACCCCGCATCACGCGTTGAAGCTTGGCCCCGATTGCGGGCCCCACGATGGGCAGGCCCTCAAGCTCAGCAGTCGCACCGCTGATTTCGCTGATCGCGCCATTGACCGGCGAGAGCATGCCGTCCAGATCGCGCCGACCTGACTCGCCCGCCGCCACCAGGTACTTCATACCCGACTGCAGTTGTTCCATGTAAGCCATATATCCCCCTACTCGACGTGCGGAGCATCAAACAGATTCGACCGTTGCGACTGTTGCGCCGAGTCGCGCATAGCCCGCTGAATCATCGGCTCCAGATCCCGCATCAGTTGTTGCGGATCTTTCACATCACCTTGAACGGTCAGTGTTATTGGCGCATTTATCGAAACCTGCTGTTCGTACTTGGGTGTCGGCATCTTGGGTGCTTCGGGCTTGATGACAATCGGCGCGGCAGGACTCGCGGCAGGCTTTTCCGTCATGGCCCGCCCTACGTCCCCCATCAATGGCCCGGTAGGAGCCAGCGCTGGAGCTGGCCCCCGAGCCATCAGCGGCACCCGGTCGTTGTCGAAAGACTTGGCCGTCGCCCCCAGCGTGGGCACTACCGGGCCGGGCAGCGCGACCGGAACCGAAGGCGCAGCCAGCAGCGACACCGGCTTACTCTCTTTCTCCGGCGTGCCAAACAGCTCTTTGCCCAGCAAGCTGCCGACCTCACCGCCGCCCCAAGACCCCAGGGCACCGCCAATGGCCGCGCCTATCGCCGTGCCCACGACCGGCAAAATCATCGTGCCAATCGCCGCACCGGCCGCAGCACCACCCCAGCCGCCCAGCGCGGAGCCCGCAACTTCGGTAGCCCCTTCCAGTTTTTTCTCGATAGGGTCATCCGACTGATACAGCTCGACCGCTTTCAGGCCCGCGCTGATCACCGCTTCGCCGGGCAAAACCTTGGCCCTGCCTGCCATCTTGCCCAGCAAAGGCATAATGCTTCGCTCAGCAGCCGCAGGAAGCGGCGGCACAGGGATGGGCAGACGTGGGGCCGGACGAATACAAGGAGCATCGGCCGGACGCGGTGGCACCGGGCGAATACGCGATTCACCGGCCGGGCTTGGTGGTATCGGACGGATGCGCGGTTCACCGACCGGACGCGGCGGAACAGGCCGGGTACGCGGTTCACCAGTTGGACGCGGTGAAACGACGGGCGGACGAGACGCAGCGCCTGCACGACGACGTGCACGGGCTGATCGCCGTCCTCGACGTGGCGTATCGCGCTGGCCCGGCAAACCCGATCCCGCACCTATCTCCGAGGCGTTCACCACGAAGACGCGCTGCAGGCCGCCCCCTTCGCCAGAAGCATTGGAGCCGCCATCTGAATCGGCACCAGCCTCCAGCGTTTCGCGGTAAGCCTCCAACGCCGTGAACCCAACCCCGAGCAACCCTTTAGGCCTTTTGGCCTCACCGCCTGCATCAGCGTCTTTGGCTTCCTCGTCCTTGGCATCATCACCTTTGACGTCATCCGGCTTGTCCTTGTCGACCAGCTTCGCACCGGCTTTGGATGCCACTGTCAGGCCAACGCCCAGTAGCGCAGCGACACGCGCTTTGCGCCCAGAGGCTGCAGCACCAGGCGCGGCCGCTGCGGTACTGCCAACACCAGCAGCTTTTGCGTTGGTCACAAAAACCTGCTGGACCTTCCCGGCTCCGCCGCCGACCGACCCTCTGGCAAGATTCATCAGGCCCTTGCCGATTTTGAATGCACCGAAGGCTGACTTGGCAACCAGCAGAGCACCTATGGCCCCCGTCAGTCCCATAGCCAGGTTCGGCATCTTGTCGCTGACGGTGGTGATGCCTTGGGCCACGGTCGTCAAACCTTGCGCCACGGCATCGGTTGCCGGTCTGATCGCATCGCCCACGCTGCGCATGGCATCGTTGGCCGCCTGTGAAAGCTCGGCCCACTTCTGCGAAGAGCCTTCCCGGCGCTCGGCCAGGTTCTTGTCGAGAATGCCCGACGCGTTGCGGGACTGCGATTTCAGATCGTTATACAGCTGCTTGTTCTGCAGGTACGCGGTAAGCGCAGCCTTGACCTGCATGTCCGCAAAAATGTCCCCGGTTTTCAAAGCCTGCGACAGTGATTCCATCATGGCCTTGGCCTTGGCCGGATCTGTTTCCTTACTGATTTTGGCCGTGGCGGCCGCCATTGCTTCGGCCTTTTTCGGGTCAGTCTTCTGGATGTACTGCTGGGCCAACGCCATGCTGGACTCCAGCGTGGACATGCCTTTCTGCAGGCCGGTTTGCATCGAGCCTTCGTAATCGATACCGGCCTTTTTGTAGGCATCGACCGTATCCGAAGCACCGATTTTGCCCATCCAGTTTTTCAGGTTGTTGGCCGCCTCGTCAGAGCTGCCCGCCGTCTTCATCTGGACCTGCAGCATTGCACCGAGCTGCGTCACCGCGTCCATGCCGGTGATACCAATACTGCCCATGTTGGCCAGCAGTTCGGGAAACCACTTTGCCATGTCGGAGGCTTCGAAACTGCCCGCCTGCCCTTGGTAGGCGATGGCCTCCAGAGCCTGCTGCATTTCCTTGGCGTCGGTGATATTGGCGTTTTGACCCAGGGCGTTGATCATCTTCGCTGTGTCGGTCCCTTCGGAACCCTGACCGACCACGAATTTGGCGGCAACCGGCGCGTACTCCAGCGCCTTGCTCAGCTCCATACCCGCACCGACCAGCTGATTGACTACGTCAGCGACCTGATTGCGCTCCATGCCGGTATCACGGGCGGTCGTGATGATGGTTCGTGACATCTCCGCTTCTTGCGGTTTGTTGGCAATGCCAGCCTTGATCGCAATGTCGCGAACAATCGCCCCGAAGTCCGCGCTGACTTTCGTCGGGATCGCCAAGGCCCCGGCCGCTACTACGGCTTGCCCGACCGAGCTTTTGACCGTCTCCCGTCCCTCGCTCATCTGCCGTCGGCCTTTGGCCTGCAACTCCGCAGAACGAGCCGTGCGCCCCATTTCCTTGTAGGCTTTGCTCAGCCGTCCGACCTCGACGCCCTGCGCCTTGAGGCTATCGAGGTTCGAATTCAAACGTGACAGTAACGCGGTCGCACCGGCCTGGCCCGTTGCATGGGCTTTGCGCCACTCCTCGCGCAACTTGATCGTTTCGCCAATCGTGCTCTGCAGGACGCGAGCCTTGGCACCTTTGTCGTCCAGCGCCTTGATACGGCTCTCAACGTCCTTGAAGGCCTTGCCTACGGTTGCACTGACCGCGCCACCGATGACAAGGCCCAGCTTCAAACTATCACTCATAGACCACCCGAGGCGTTCAAAGGGGGATCAATCCATGATCCACCACAACATTCGATTGAAAGGCATTGCCTCGATCTCAGCAGCGGAAAAGCCCGTCTCCGCTGCCAACTTGCGCGTCGCCTGTCTCATGGTCTCGGGATTACAATTCATCCTCTTCGACCAGGCGAAAATAGCCTTCCTGCAGGCGGCGATAATCGCGCTGTTTCATTCGGTCCAGATCGTCCCGGCCAGCCTCGATCAGGCTGCAGAACAAGTGGAGTTCGTGGGCCTCGGGGCTGCCATTGGCAGCGGCCGCTGCAGCACGGGTATCCCTGACGCAAGGTGCGCGCATTGTTACCTTGTCGACTTTCACGGTGTTGATTTCCACCGGGTACTTCAGCGTGATGATCGCGCCTGAATCCGTCAGGACGATCCACGACGGCAGCGGAGTGGTTTCGTTGTTGCCAGTTACTTGAGTCATGTTCGTTCCTTAAAGGCCGAGGGCGGCGCGTTCTGCTGCGAGCTGGTCCACGCCGTCGATAACGCGCACCATGTTCACCATGTCGATCTCGTAAACAACACGACCGTCGACTTCCAGCTTGTAGTAGGAGACGGCGAGGCTGTGCTTGATCTCCGCCACGGTGGCGGGCTTCCACTCGCCCGGATCAACTTCTTTCAGCATGCCCCGCAAGGTAGCCACCACCGGTGTGACAACGCCTTTCAGGCCCTTGAAAGAGCCTCTGAATGTGCCGTTGAAGGCGGTCTGATCAGACAGACCGAAAAATTTCAGCGACTCGCGGCGCACGCCATTGGTCGTGAAGCTGGCTTCCATCTTTTCCAGGCCCATGTCGACCTCGACCGGACCGGCCATGCCGCCGCCGCGGTACTCCTCGGTCTTGAGGGTCATCTTGGGAAGCGTCAGCCCCGGCACATCACCGCTGAAGTTGATACCGTCGACGAACAGGTTAGTGTTGGAAAGGGTTTGCGGAATCATGTAGAGCGCTCCTTAAGCGGCTTCGAGGACTTCGGTCAGCCACTGATTGGTGACTTCAACGCGGAAATTCGGGTTTTCGGCAGGCGGCACATCGGTGAAACGGATGTTCCAGTACACCTTGCCCTGCTCCAGCTGGCTGGCAGTGTTCAACTCGGTGTCCGCGTAGACCTCGAAATTGATGATCGCCCCTTGGTTTTTCAGGTCGCGCATGAAGGCTTGCAGGCCTTCTGTCACGTCCTTGACGTAGGTTTTGGTGATCGAGCGGTCGACTGCCCACTTGTGCCCTGCCTGGATCGCATCCATGACGATGTCGAGCGTGCGAACCCGAGTCACGAATGACCACTTGGCATCACTGGACAACGTTCGATTGCCCCACAAGCGATAGCCGTCGTCACGGATGATCGTCGCGATATTGGCGTTGTTCAGAAGGTTGGCCCGGCACGTCGTGTCACCGGCCAGGTACTCGACAGGCCTGGTAGTGCCGGTGATGCCGACAAAATCCTTGTTCGACGGTGATGCCCAGAAACCGTACTCCGTGTCAGTCCAAGCAAAGAGACCCGCGACCCAAGCCGACGCAGGGGCATCAACGGTCTCGCTGGCCGTGGTGTCCCAGTATTGAACGCCGGGATCACACATGAAGATGCGCTTACTGCCGAAGTTTTTCGCGTAGGCCATCGCCGCCTCATCAGTCGTACCTGGCCCGTCAACAATGGCGATGGCGCGCAACTTGGCAGCCAGACCATCCATCGCGGTGGCCACGGCGAGCGTGGCCGAATGCTTGGGCGCGATCAGCAGTCGCGGCTGGGCATTGAACAGACTCTTGCCGTCGATCAGCGCTTGCAGACCTGTACGCTTACCGGACGCGAGCACACCGCCAATGACGGCGGATGTCAGTTCAGCCGCGGTCGCACCGGCAGCAACGCCACACCCCACGATCACGGCCTTAGCACGCGTAAAGATCGCCTGACACGCCTTGGTAATCGGCGCGTCTGCGCCCCAGGCTGCAATAGCTTCACGCTCACTGGTGATCAGTTTCAGCTCGTTGACGGCTGCCAACTGGGCGACCTCAGGCGCGGTACTTGGGGTGAAAACGTCGCACAGTCCGATGATCGAGGACGACGGCAGCGCGATGGTGCGCGCCCCGGTGTCAACGGTCGTCATGGTGATGCCGTGAAAGAAACTCATAGAGCCAATCTCCAGATATGAAAAAGCCCCGCATAGCGAGGCCCAAGGGAAAACAGAACAGAAACGAAAACGCCCCAGGTTACGGGGCGTTCCGGGAGGACAGCGATGCAGCGCCGGTCCCTATGTGGTTGGCCAGCTCGATGACTGGACTTGCTCAACAATCACAGCTTGTCGAATGCGCTCCTCAAGCGCTGCTTTGCGCGTTAGCGCGACATTGCGCGCATTCAACGAATCATTCCCCACCGCCTGCACTTGTGCAGCCGTGTGCATGCGGTAAGCCCCCGCACCCTTTGCGTCAACACACCAGACTGGCGTTTCCCAGCTTTCGGCGGGGGCCGACAGCGAGGACAGCACGGCTGCCATCAAATTGGACTGATCAGTCGCTTGGGATGGATAGGTGTGAGGCTCGCCCAGGGCGCTGCTCATAAAACCGCCGACGATGGCAGCGGCGCACGCGCTGCTAATCTCCACCAACTTGCTGGCCTTGATCTGATCCAGATTGACCGGCACGACGGGCATGGTGCTGCTTAGCAAATGGTTTTCATCCACCCAGCGCGGTTCGTTCGCGTTGGCCTCCCACGCGTCCTGAGAGAGAGGCACCAACATATCCGCGTCAGGTAGGATGCAATCTAGAGCCTCGGTGTCAAACCAGCCGATCACCTCGCGGGTGATCGGGTCGAAGTATGCGTAACGCATTGATTAATACTCCAGAATCAGAACGCCAGGGAGTCCGGGACTCCCAGCGCCACCGTTAGCAGTACCGCCTGCGGTGCCATACCCCGCACCACCGCCACCGCCGCCAACACCAAAACCAGCCCCGGTACGAGAGACACCGCCACCACCCGCACCGGCGCGTCCGCGACCACCGGCCGTACCGAACGGGCCAGGACCACCAGAGCCGCCGTCACCACCAAGGTACTGCCCACGGGCATCGGTCCCGTCAGACCCACCGCCAGCCCCCAAGCCGGTCGCAGCCCCACCGGCGCCGGTGGTAATGTCACCTCCCTGCCCACCACTACCAGCCGAAAGCCCCAGCAAAGTGCCGAAACGTGTTATACCGCCAGCTCCGCCGTTTTTCCCGGCAGTGCCGCTTGCAGCCGTCGTACCCGCCGCGCCGCCCCCACCGATAGTGATCGCGTAGACAGTTCCCGGCACAACAGTGATCGGTTCCGAAAGTACAAACTGACCGGCGTTTCCCCCACCGCCGCCTCCCGCGCCCGTCTGCGATAGACCGCCACCGCTGCCACCACCGCCCCCGCCAGCGCATCCAGACACCCAAATCGTCGTTACACCGTCTGGGCAAGTCCAACTGCCGTTTGCGGTAAAGCGGATTTTCGATTTCAGCCTGCTTACTTCCGACCGCAGAAACTCGGCGTTTACGATCTGTTTGGACGCATCGCCCGGCTCAGGTGTAGGAGTGGTCGGAGTCCCGAGAAGCGCCGGGCTGTCGACGCGGGCCAGTTGCGTCATGGAACAGCGATTTACTGCCCAGTACGAATTCCCGCTGGACGCCAGTTCGATCATTTCATAAGGTCCGAGCACCAACGTCAGACCGCTTACGCCCGTAAGGATATTTCCAGACGGGACGGTCAGCGTGATAGATGCGTTCCCGGCGCTGTTTCGGAACAGGAACGTGGTGCCATCCGGCACGTTGGCCGCCGCTGGGAGCGCGACAACGGCATTGGGCGACGTGATGTTGAACCAGCATCCGTTTTGCGTTGGGCTAACCGAATAGGTAGAAGCCGACACCCCAACACCCACACCAATAAACTTTCGCGCCCAGCTGCGCACAAAATCTTGCGTTACCAACTGATTGCCCGCCGTATTCGTTTCCGGCGTAGGACCTTTCGGCGTGCCTTTGAAAACAGGCGAGTCCGCCGTTAACAGCTCGGTGAACACTGGCCCGTTACCACCCACCGCAGCGGATGCAGTCCAGGTTTTGCCGGTGGAGAAATCGGTGAAAATACCGCTGTAGCCGTTGGAGTTATCCCGACGTCCCGTAATGCACCACATCCCATAACCCGGGGACCCACCACCCGAATCCAGCGGGACCGTAACGCCATTGAGCTTGCTTGCGCCGACGTTGATATAGCCGCTCCAGCCGCCCGGCTTGGCCCAATCGCTGTTTGACGTAAGCACCAGCGCCACGGGCGCGAGCGTGCCGATGTTGTAGGTGCCGAGGACATTCCACAGCGCCGACATCGTGGCGATTCTGTTACTGCTGTCGACAACCGACGGCGTGGGGGCCGTAGGTGCTCCGGTCAGCGCTGGTGAATCTGTCGGGGCAAACTCGCGCCAAGTGGTCCAGCCACCGGCCGCCTGCGTGCGCCAGAACAGACTCGGGTAGCCGCCCGTTCCTGCCAAGGCCGCAAAAATCTGCAGTGCGCCGCCGTTGTTGTAACGCGCGCAAATCAAGGTCGCATTGGCAGACGCCGGGATGTTTAAGCCGGTGGAAGCCATGCGGAACATCCCGCTTAATGGGGCGTCGTTTGCATCCAGCACGAGCTGTGCAGAATCAGTTCCGATGCCAAACAACGCCAGCAAACCACGACTGAAAGCGGTGGTTGAAATACTGGTGTCGTTGTCGGTCAGCGCGGGAGTAGGAGCCCTTGGATCACCCGTAAACACCGGGCTGGCAATGGGGGCCCTTAACGCCAGGGCGTTCATCATCGTGGTCGAGAAATTGGCATCGTTGCCCAGCGCGGCCGCAATCTCGTTGATCTGGTTCAGCGTCTCCGGCGCAGCCCCTACCAGGACAGTAAACAGCTGCTGAACAAACGCGGTTGTAGCCAGCTGCTCGTTGTTGGACGACGCGGCTGGAGTGGGTGCTTTCGGCGTGCCTGTCAGCACCGGGCTTGCCAAGTTCGCCTTTGCAGCCAGCGCGCTATCGACCTGCGTTTTGGTGTAGACATCCGTCAAGCCATAGCCAGCAACGGTCGTTGGGTTGCTGGCCGCCACCACACGACCGTATTTGTCGACGGTGATACTGCGATACGTGCCCGCCTCCACGCCCGTGCGCCCCCAAGCCATCTCAAAGGCCAACGGGGTGACACCCAGTGAGATAGTACCGTCAGTGATCAACTGCCAGCCGCTGTCACCATTGATGGTGCCTTGCTCGACGTGAACCAGCAGGCCCGGCGTCACACGCGGGTCAGTGTCCGCATCAGCAGCCCGAGCCCAAGCGCCCGCCGCCGTCACCCAAATGCCGTTTTCACGGGCGGCGGTCTGCTTGACCACCAGCACGCGCTTGCCGGAGGGCACTGCCACTCCGTCGATGGTCTGCAGGCCGCTCAACGCGATGTTGGCCGTGGTGGCCACCAGAACGGAATGCTTGAAGTCCTGCCGCGCCAGTTCACTGATTACAAACTCGCGTGTTGCCAACACCACACTGGGGTCAATTTTCAGTTCGACATTGGCCGAGTTGCTGACGATCAGGTTCATCCGCACAACCTGCGTGCGGCCAGAGCCTTGCGCCAGCAATGGCTTGAACGACGGCGCGCAGTTGGCAATCGCCACCAGATCACCGTCAGCATCGTACAAGCCGATTTCACGAATCCACTTTCCACCGACCTCGGCAGGAATGACCTGTTCAGCGACGATAATCGCCGGGTTGGCCGGGTCTTGGGTAAGCTGATTCAGGGGCGCTCGACGCCATTCGTTGATCAGCGCTTTTTGCTTGGCGTCCGGCTGCGGGTCTGCGCCGTTGGCATCGCCTACGCCCATCTGGGTAATCTTCCAGCCAATGCCCAGGGCATCGGCATTGGCCTGTTTGGCGACGCCGATGTTGGTCAGGATAGCGTAAAACTGCGAGTTTTGATCGATCATGAATACACATCCAGGGTGTCGATAGTTGTTTCACGTCCGCCACGACCGATCACACCCGAGACAACAATGTCTCGCTGTTGCGGTGGGTAAACGTCGATGATGTCGCCTTCTTGCACAGAGGCGCTCAGGTAGGTGCTGCCGGTGGTTTCCAGACTGATGGCAAGGCCGATCAAGTGGCGGGAAACGGGCTTGGCGTCATCGATCAGCGCCGTCAGCTCTTCGTACATCTGTTCCGTGATGCCGGTGTCCAGCACGCCGACTTTCAGCTGGAACGTGCCGGGCTCGCCAAGCGGGTTGAGCTGCCACCATTCCACGATGTCGATCAGATAGCCCAAAGGCTCGACCACCCGACGCAACGCGCCGATGGTGCCCTTGTGCGCGTGGACATAGAACGAAGCCTTGACGGCATTACGCTTGACCGGCTCCGACCATTTCTCGTCCCAGCGGTCGACGGACCATGAGGAGGCCAGGTGCGGCAGCAACTCCACCGGACAGGTGTCCGGGTTGTAAAGTGTGCGCAGGGGCACGGGCGTGGCATCGACTATCGCAGCCTCAATGGCACGCTCAAGCTGCGTACTGCTGTTGGGCAATAGACTCTTCATGTCAGTCACCCTTGGTCAGCGTGAAGCCCTTGCAATAGGCGGCCTGTGACTTGCTGGGAAGAATGTCGAGCCAGTCGCCCAGGTCCACGCGACGAACGCCTGCGATGTGCAGCTGGGCGTCGATAGCCGAGCGAGCCACTTCAACACCCAAACGACGCCGAGGATTGATCCAGGCCTTCAAGCGCGCTTCGCACTGCGCCAGAATGGTCTCGTTCTCCGAGCCAGTACCGACCATGTGCACCACCGCGTTGATGGTGTAAGGCAGGATTTCAGCGCTCTGCACTATCAACCGATCACCCAGCGGACGAATGTTCTCGTCGCTCAGGTAGTCGCGTACCTCGTCAAGCAATGACTGGGGCGCAATGCCGGTTTCACTCAAAGCCAGCACCGTGACGACCACCGTAGAGGGAGACGGGCTTTCAGCCGTGGCATCAGCGACCAGGCCCGACGAGTTCCGGGCGTGCAGGATGTAGCTGTTACGCGGACCTGCAGTAGTCAGCCCCTCATAGACCAGCTGGATACGCTCGCGCAGCGCGTCGTCCTCTTCCTTCACCTCAGCCGTTGGGGGAAAGGTCGTCAGGTCTTCCGCCTGGATCACCAGGCGTTTGAGGTTTACGTTGAACGCCAGCTGATCCAGGTCAGATTTACGAGCGTAAGCCAGCAGCAACGCCTTGCACCCATCGTTGACACGGGCGCGATTGCCGAGCTTGTTGTAAGCACCCAGTTCAATCAGTTTCGTGACGGGATCGCTCTCAAGCGCGGCATTCCAGTTGTTTCCCATCCAGTCCCGGAAAATGCCCAGCGCTTCCTCATAGGTGGTTTCAACGTCCAACGGTTCCAGCACTTGTGGCGCAGGCAGCGCCGACAGATCCACCGCACTCATGCTGTAACCTCCAACGTGAAGCTATCGCCCTGATACGTACCTTTCAAAGCGAACGTGACTTGCCCATCAATCACCGATATAGCCCGCACGGATTGGAGTTTCACCCGTGGTTCCCATCGCCCGATGGCTCGGCTGACCTCGGCTTGCACCGCGCTGCGCCAACCGGCCGTGACCGGCAAATCAACGAACCGGGCCAGCTTGCTGCCGTACTCGGGACGGATTCTGCGACTACCCTCTGGCGTGGTCAGAATGTCCGCAATGGACTGGCGCAGGTGATCGAGGCCCGACAAGGGCAAGCCCGTCTCGCGGTCCATTCCGATCATCGTGATTACTCCAGTGGCTCAAACTCTTCATGCGCTTTCAGGTAGGCCAGCGCGTCGGCATCGGAGGAATCCACCGAGGCAACGCCCTGTGCCACGTCGACCAGGCCGCCGTTGGGCAGCACCACAGTTCGGGAAGTGAAGACCGTGTCACGAAAGTCGATCTGTGCGGGTTCCGATGCAGGCGACAACGCACGCGGAGCGACGGTGATAACGAGATCCGTAGACGCCGGCTCGGTTTTGGTTTTGCTCATGCTTTTCTCCAGACGCAAAAAACCCGCATGGCGCGGGGATGGTCAAACGATGGGATCAATGCTTGTGGTGATTGCTGTTGCCCAGGGTGTCGAGGATCGTCCCCATACCAGTCACGTTGCCGGTGACCAGCAACGACCCGTCGATTTTCACGTTGCCCGTGAGGTTGATCGAGGGCGATTGAACGGTCGCGGAATCATCCGTCACGACCACCGTCGAAGCGCCTACCTTCACCGTTACAGTGCCCGTAGGCAGGCTGATCGTGTAGGTGTGGGCCTGCCAGTCGTAGACGAGAGAACCGCCATCGTCGAAGCGCCATACCTCTACGTGGTCGCGGTTATCAGGCGGCGCACCTGCATTGCCGTAAAGCCCAGGAACAAATGTGCCTTGCGCAGGATCGCCGCTAGGGCTGATGAGGGCACCCTGCTCACCCAGCGTCGGGACTCGCCAATGGCGCGCCTTGCCCGCTGCCTGACTATGCCAACGCACCCAGGCACTGGTCCAGCCAGCGCCATCGCTCACGCGGACCATTGCGGCACCGAGATCAACGGCCTCTACGCGGCAGGGAATGATGAGCGCCGCCAGCATTCGGTCATGTGCTGCGCTCGCGTAGCTCATTCAGCTCCTCCGCAGATCGATAGAACTCTTCATTGCCTGGCCCGATGTCAGGGCTGAAACCCCAGACCAAGCTGCCAGGCGGCTGATCGGGCCACGGCCACTCCTCGTCGCCCAGATAGATGCCCTGCGTCCACTCGATCAGCCAGACCGCGTACCCATCCAGCTCGGGACGGGACCAGTCCTGAGCGGCCCGGACAAACTCAGCTTCGTTGACAGGCAGGCCCCACGTCTGTCCGCGCAACAACACCGCCAGTTGGGTCGCGGCAAATGCCGCTTGCTTCTGGCACTCGTCACGCTCTGAACCGACAATGACACGTGCTTCGAACCGTGCGATGAATGCGGACTCGCCAGTGCCTTGATCAATACCGGGCTCAAACTCCGATACTTCCAGCAGCACTGCTGGCACAGCTATCTGTTGCAGCATGTCGGGCATGGTGCCGACATACTCCAGCCCGCAAATCGCGTCGCGGATATGGTGCTCAATCGCTGCATAGAGCTGATCAAGGCTGAAAGCTTCGTCAGACACGGGCTGTTCCTCTCAGATACTTCTGCAGTTCGAAGTTGAATTCCTGCTTGAGGATCTCAATCAAACGCGCGTCGGCACGTTTGACCCACTCATCAAAATGCGGCCGCGCCCCTTCGAGCGAGACCTTGGCCTTGGCGAGTGGGAAGCGGCTGCCGTTCTCTTCAATGAAACCCGACCGGCGTTTTCCCTGATGAGTTTGCTCGTAATCGCTTGCATCAAAATGCTTGCTCGCCGTGCGGATCCATATGTCGGGACTACCGCCATACACCGTCTTCAAAAAAGCACCTTGATACCGGCGACCCGCAACCGTTACACCGGCACGGCTCTGCCGAGCCCGGCCGATTCGGCTGGCCGACATCGCGTCTAAACCCATCCAGAGTTTTCCGCGCATCGCGCCAGCAGTGACCGGGTAAGCACGCAGGCGCTGACGCACTGCGGTCACAGCGATTCGCTCTTGTCGGCCGATGGTCCTAGCGATATGCGTGCGCAACCAACGAAGCGTCTTGTTGATGGCACGCCGCTGGGCCGCTGCCGCCGCTTTGGGAACCGCTGCAGCAAAGTCCTTGAAGGCATCAAGATCCCCCGCAGAAGGCTGCAGGGTGATCATGCCGTCCTTGGCCGACTGCTTGTAGAAACTGCCTATGCTCATCGCTTTAGCCTCAGGATAAGAGACACCCAGCCTGTACCGTCTGGCTCCAGGCCGACCAGGTCATACCGACCACCCCCGTCCTGCTCAGGCAGGTCGATGGAGACGATCTGACCAATCGCGACACCAGTAGCGTCATGAACGCGTATCGTGAAGTGCGGTTTCCTGATGCCGGTGTTGATGCGTCCGAGCTTGGGTTGCAGCCACGGGATTGAAAGAAACCCTGCGATATCGCGTCCGTCGACGGTTGCGATATCGCCCAGAGATTCAAGGATCTGGGCGTCCATGTCCTCAGCCAGTTCTCGAAAGCTCATGTTCAGTCACCGTCGGTTTCATCAGCAGCTTCGTCACGGCTTGCTGCCTGGGACTGGATAGCCTCTTGCGCACGAGGGTCCGAGCTCAAGGCGATACGCCCTTCTGCAACCAGCGCATCCTCCATCTCTTTGCTGGCCGGGCTATATAGGCTGCCTCTGAGGATGACGTTGCTTCCCTCCTGAATGCAGCCGTCCACCACGATATAGCTGGGCTTCTTGGCCATCTCACACCACCTTGGCGTAGATGAATGCGTCCGGCTCCAGCAAACCGGCGAGTGCCGCGCTCTGAAGCTTCAACCAGCGAGCGCTCGGCTCCTGGGTCGTCCAGCTCTTGGGGAAGCGCGCCGCTTCGACCAGCCCGCTCTCGATGGCTTCCAGATCCTGAATCGCACCGTAAAGCATGGCGTTACGCGTGGACGTCGCGCCCAGAATCAGGCCGCCCGCTGGGATCATGGGTTGCTCATCGCCTTCGTCATCCAGATACCACTCGTCATAGCCGTAAAGGTCGACGCCCGGATCGTTCAGGTAGCCGAGATACGTGACGCCGTCCGGCAGCTCTTCCGGCTTGATGAGGCCCATGTCCACACGGCGGGTGTTCAGCTGCTTGATGACCGTCAGATTGGACTGGAATGCATCAAGCGCCTCACCACTGAGCGCAGCGGTATTGGCAGTGCGGCCAGAGTCTTTGGCGATCTTGCGTTTCCAAGCGCGCAGGTTGCCAATCGGGTCCGAGTCGTCGCTGCCCCACTGGCCGGTGCCCAGCGTGATCTTGTGATCGTTCGCCATGAGAAAATCGATGGTGTCATCAACGCCGTCGCCCAGCACGCGGACCTTGCCGGTGGTCAGTGCCTGGGCACACATCCACTCCTCGCGACGAATGATCTCGTCATCCAGATCGCGCAGATCCTTGCCCAGCATCTGGCCTGCCCGCTCCAACGGCGACCGGCTGGAGAAAGGGTTGTCCCCTGCCGAGCGTTTGAGGACCAGCTCAGCGGTCGTTTCACGCTTGGGCTGGATGTAAGGCGGCGCGTAGGAATCAGTCCGGTAACCGTCACGAAGCGAAATGCTGCCGGGCAGGCGAGGATGAACAAACGGCGCCATTTTGCGCTGGCCTTTGACGATATCAATGTCCACCGTTTTGGTGGGGAACGTCACGGGGCTGCCGCCATTGAAGAACGTGTTCAGCAGAAAACGTCGCGCCGTGGGCATCTGCTCGACGGCTTCAAGCATGGTACGGGTGTCAAAAATATCCATCAGAAGCTCCGGTTAACGAATGAACAGGCACAGCGGCCGCAGGGCTGCTTTTGCTTTGGCGAGTGACAGGCCTTCGCCCAACATGAGCTCAGAGCCCAGCACCTCGCCGGTGAGAAGGATCGATGCTGGAAAAGCACCGCCGGTGGTGTCTACGTCTTGGTCGAGCACAGCCTTGGGTGCCTGAGAGCCGTTGTCGGCAGCGGCGGCGCTGAGCACGTACTCGCCCGAAGCGTCGACCTGACCGAGCACCGCGCCACGCTTGAGCTTCTGGCCTGCCGCAATGATTCCTGTCTCAATCACCACAGGGAATGCACCTGCAGAGAGATGACTGGGGACGTAGGTCTGACGGGTTGGATTACTCATGATGTTCTCCTGATCAGCGACGCGAAGCGCCCGCGACAATGGCTCCGACTACGGCTTTGCGCTCACCCTGAGCGTTGCCATCGGCGGGTGTAGAAGTAGATGCATGGGTGCTGTCGGCCTTAATGGCGCTCAAAGAAATGCCACGGTCCTGGGCAGCCTTGAACAACTGCAAGGCGGTTGCCTCGACAGAGGCCCCGGAATCAATGGCCGCCGTAATCTCGGCCTCAAAGCCCTTACTGGCCAGACCGTTGATGCCCTTGATGCGCTCACGCTCAACGGTGACCGCCTGCGTGCTGGCTTGCGTACGTGCAGCCTCCAGTTCGGACTGGCTGGCCTGGGCAATTTCGATGGTGTTTGGGTCGGTGCCAGCGGCCAGTGCTTCGCGCAGCTGAGCGGTGGAGTTGACGGTGGTCATAGTGAATGTCCTCGGTTGTGTCGCGGCCGGTTTGGCCAGTTCGGTAATTAGTCCTTCCAGCGAGCCCAGGCGGTGAGCAAGGCCCGATTCAACGGCTGCGGCACCTACCCGCAAGCCGCCAAAATCTCCCATTGCAGGAACAGCGTCGGATGCCACGCCAAGGTTGCGGGCGACCTTGGCCACAAACACCTCGCCCATCGCGTCCACGGTTTCACCGACCTTGGCACGCCCCTCTTCGGTGGCCATGTCCAACCGCTTGTTGGGGGCGTTGCGACTGACGATCTGGTAACGCTTGCGGCCGCTGCTGGCCTCACCCTCGACCACGGCTTCCACCACAACGCCGATGCTGCCGAGCAACGCCGTCTCATCGATGACAATCTCGCTGGCCGCAGACGCCAGCCAGTAAGCAGCGCTGGCACCCGTTCCACCGACGTAGGCCACAATGCGCTTACGCGCACGTCCCGCATGGATCTGGTCAGCCAGCTCGTTGATGCCCGCCGCCACGCCGCCAGGGCTGTCGATGTTGAGGATGATGGACTTGATGCTTGGGTCATCCAGTGCCGACTGCAGGTCGGTGGCCAGCACCTGAGTGCTGGTCGCGCCACTGATCTCGGTAAACAGATTGGCGTAGCGAAAAACCGGACCGACCACGGGGATGATGGCGACGCCGTTGCGAACGCTGACCGTGCGGCTGTTCTCCAGCCGAATACCGGTTTTGCTCTCCAACGCACCCGGATCGCCCATGCGGTCGGCAATGGTCAGCAGGTTATCCAGGGCGTCAGGCAGCATCAGCCAAGGCTGCGATGCAGCCAGCTCCAATGCGCGGGGCATGGTTATTCCTCGTTGGGTGGTGTGGGTGGGTCAGCGATGACGCCGCCTTTGGGCAACATGTGCAGGTTGTCGGAGCGTCGTTGCTCAACTTCGCGAACACGCTGGCGGTAAACCTGCTGCCAGGGCTCGCCCGTCATCGCGGCCGTTTCGAGGGTTTCGTTGCTGACCCCGATTTCTATTCGCTTACCGGCTGCATTGGCCTCTTTGAGCTCATCGATAGCGCCTCGCGCCGGACCGATCCAGATCCCCTGACAGTAAGCTTTACGCTTTGCAGGGTCCGCGTAACCCGGCAGGTGGATCAGCCCTCTCGCCACGGCCTCATCAATGATCAATTCACGGCTGGGCTGACAGAAGTCACAGGCCAGCCACCAGCGCCGAACGCTGTAGAACCGCCACGCCTGCAGCATCGCAGCGCGAGCCGCGCTGTAACTGCTGCTGTAATGCAGCAGCAACTCCTCCATCGGTTGCTCGAGCGCCGCGCCGATCTCTTTCACGACCGCCGTGAAGAAGGGGTCAAACTGGGCATTGGGTCGAGCCGGATTGGCAACCACCGGCTCCTCGCCCATTCCCAAGTCGACAATGGCACCCTCCCCCAATGCCAGCTCACCATCGTCGGTGGTATCACCACCCGCGCCCTCGTTACCCATGGCGGACATGGGCAAGTTGGAGACATTGAAATCGTTGTTCTTTTTGATGAACACGGTGAACATCGCCGAGATAACTGCCGCCATCAACTCAGCACTGCTATAGCGCTCCAGCTTCTGCAACGGCTCCAGCACCGGAGCCAGATAAGGAGCGCCCCGCTTCTGGCCTGGCCTTTCCTTGTCCGACATGACATGCATGACCCGACGTCTGCCGGTCACATCACCGAAAGCAGGCAGGCGCTCCCACGCAAGGTTCTGGCCTGCCAGAAACTCATTGGGATAGCCATTGCAGACGTGATACGCCAAGGGGGCTCCCAATCGGTCAAACTCGACACCTTCAACCATATCTGCGCGGTCCATACCCCCGTCGGGATTGCAGACACGATCCGATTCAATCAACTGCAAACGGGTGCTGAAGATGCATCCCGGACGCTCATCGTCGGGGCTGGCGATCAGAACGTCGCCGCAGACCATGGCCGATATGAGCACCAGCGCCTGCAGTTGGTAGTGATTGAGCGTGGCTTCGGCATCACACTCGCGGGGGTCATCGGCGTACAGCGACCAGATCCTATCCAGTTGAGCATTGAGTTGCTCGGCCTGCTGCTCGTCGATGCCGACAGCGACATGATCGATCTGTGCACGGCAGACCAGGCCGGTGCCGACCACATTGGTGCGCAGACGGGTGATAGCCGCCCGAGCGATCAGATGGTTGCGCATGGCATCACGCGACCGGGCTACCAGCATGCGACGCTCGCTGTGGTGCAGGTCACGCCTGGCACTGCCCAATCCCGGAATCCAGCCCGCCATGCTGCGCAGCACACGGGACGCGCCGCGCCAGCGGGTTTCGACTCCGCCACCGCCCCCCTGCGCTTTAGCAGGCTGCCCTTCAGACACAGACTTGGCGAGCTTGAGTGCCTCACGCATCAACAACTCGGCAGGGTCTTTGCGGAAAAAACCCATAATCAGATCACCATGTAGGAGATGCGATTTCGTCCCCTACCCTGCAGCGACGCCTGTTCCAGCGCGACCTCTTTAGCGTATTGCTGTTCAAGCAACCGCAGGCTGTCGAGCTCGGCCCGATAGATCTCGCGATCTGCTCTTTTGAGACGCTGACCTTTTTTAAGGACGTCAGAGATCGCCGCCCGTACTTGCTCCAGGCGCATTTGTGCGTCAGTCATGATTGAACCTCTAGTAGCCTGCACGGCTGCGCGTGCCACGACCGCGAGCATTCGCTTTACGTGGCACAGGAGTGACGGCCTGCTCGGTGTTGAAAAGAGTGGGTTGCAGCAGTTGCTGCTCCAACTGATCCCACTCATGTTCGCGTAACAGATGTGTCTTCAAGCTTCTGGCCGCATGCAGTGCATACACTTCGCAGTCCAGCGCTTCGTTACGGCGGCCCGCCTTCTTCTGCCACACCATCTTGCTGGGGTTGCGCGCGTGCGGGGCGAGCACTTCATTAGTGAGCTGCTCGTAGTAGTCCGAGCGGATCTCGCTGTACCAGTGCATCCGGCCCGGCCCTGCGCCAGTGAGTCGAAGGCGTCCGTCGATCAGCGTCTTGGCCTTGTGGGTTCCGACGATGTAGACGCGCAGGCCATATTTCGAGGCTTTGGTGTTGTCCTGAGACGAGTCAACCGACGGGGACGGCCGGGTAAAGATTTCCTTATCACGGCTGTCAATCGATGCACCTTTGATCGCCATGATGTTGTAGCGCTGCCGGTCCCGGACGTACCCGTAGACCGCGTCGCTTGTGTTGCCGTCCGAGCTGTCGATACTCACGGCGGAAATGACCAGCTGCGCTCCGCCCACTGTCGCCACCGGCTTGGCGATCAGCCGATCCAGCTCCTGCCAAACGGCGTCATGCGGATCAATGGGATTACCGTACAGCTCACCCCAGTACAGTCGCCACGATTCTTCACCCCGGCCCCAGCCGATGACGACCAGCGCCAGCCGGTCCCCCTGAACGTCGACGCCCACCGTAATCAGCAGCACCCCGTTGGGTGCCGTCAGCTCTGCGTAAGGCTCGGCCCGCTTTTCCAGTTCATCCGTTTTAGGTGCATCGCTTTTGTATTCGTAACTCTCCCCCTTGGAGCTGTTGACGAAAGCGATCATCGGCCCGATGTTACCGTGGGACGCGGCGTGCTCTGCCTGAAGTTTCTTCTCCATCAGCGCCTGGAAGCGCGATCCCCAGAAGGTGGCGTATAGCTCGTTGAGAATGTAACCGGCGATGCCTCTGAACTCGGCCGTCGCGATCCAACGGCCGTGCTTGAGGTTTGCGTTTTTCTGGTTGTCATCCCACGAACAGCCGCAGTGCGGGCAAGCGTAATACGCATGCTCGGGCCGTTTCTTGCCATACACCTCGTGGTGATAATCCGGGTCGTCGGCGCAGAACAGATTGTCGAAGCTCAACGCATGCGACTGGCCACATTCGTGGCAAGGCACAAGCCCTTCGCGCTTGTCCGAGATCTCCAGCTCCGCATCAATGGCCGACAGCCCCTTGATGGTCGGGGTGCCGCCGATGATGATTTTCGAGCGGCGAAACGTCTTCAAGCGTTCCTTGGCCAGCTTGATGCTATCCCCCTGCCCCCGCAGGTTGAGGTTGCAGTCATCAGGCTCCTCGACAGCGACTCTCGGCACCGGCGTGGACTTCACACTCGCCGGACTGTTGGAGCCCACCATTTTCAGAAAGCCGCCCGGAAATCGCTTGAAGTCCTGACGCTGCTGCAGCTTGCGACTGCGTAGATCGACCTTCTTGCGAAGCCTGGGCGTCGCCTCGATCATCGGCTCAAGCTTCTCGCCCACATACTGCTTGGCCGCTTCTGCTTTGGGAAACAGCACCAGGATCGGAGACGGATCGATGTCGATCCACTTGCCCAGGGCGTTACCCAACACGCCCGACGTCCAGGCCACCTGCGCGGACTTGCGGCCTACGATTTCTGTAACGTTTGGATCGTCCAGTGCCTCAAGCGGGCCGCCTGGCCAGACGAGATGCGGGGTCACATCGAACCGGTATTTACCCGGCCGAGCCGCCTCTTCGGCGGACAGCCAGCGATACTTGTCTGCCCATTCGATGATGCTCATTCGCGGCGGTGGAGCCCACTTCAAACAGGCTTTGTGCAGGGACTCACTCGCCGTCTTCCTCAAGGCCCTCCGGGTATGGCGATTCGTCAGAATCTCCAACTGAGTCAGCATCATTGTCATAGTCCGAAAGCCTTCTCAGGATGGCCTCGATGGGCTCACGAATCAGTAGATCGTCCACCTCTATGCCATACCGGGCTGAAAGCTCAGCGGCGAGCACGTCTGGAAATGTATTGAGCAGTTCGACCTTGGCCGACATGATCATGGCTTCGAAGCGCTGGATCATGTCGGAGGCGATCACCACCTCCCCAAGCTCTTTGGCCAGCGCCAGCTCTTCACGGTTGGCCCGAACCCGGTCAAGCCTGTCACGGGACGACTCTTTCTTGCCGTTGAGCGAGGCCTGCTGCATCAGCCACTGGACCACCGCTTCGGTGTCGTATTGATTTTCGTTGCCACGACCCAGACCAAACTCAACCACCGGCATGCCGTCGTGTTGCCACCGGGTCAGGGTGCGTTCGTCCCGGCCAACGATCTCGCTCAAATCGGCCTTGCTGACTTTCCTGCCCATACACAACCCTTTAGAAAGACGGACATCCCTGCAAAAAACTCAGCTGCACAAGAACCGCGAGTCCACGTACCCGTGTAGGGAGCCCCCCTCGGGGAGGACCCAAAAAACAGGGGGTTGGTGTGCCCCACGATGGGGCATGAAGCCCAGTGGGCTCGACTACTTGCTCTGGCGGCGCAGGATCTGCGCGTCCACCTGATCGGCGCAGGTGTCGAGCAGCTTGATGGCCTGATCCTTCAACTCCCACACATCACCGTTCGAACGAAGGTCAACCTCATCAGCGTTGATCCGCTCGCAAGGATTCAGCTCAGGGAGGTCGATTCGAACCGCTGACGTCTTTGTTACCACCACCGGCTTTGCCGCGCAGGCCGTCAGGCAAAGGCTGAGAAGCCCAATCACGAACGGGCTTGCTGTTGCGCTTGAGGTCTTCAAATTCTTTCCTCGCCTGTTTGGCTTTGCCTTCACTGGCCTTGAGCCGCTTGCTCAGATCAGCCTGGTAGTCGGCATTACGCTTGGCTTCTGCCCGTAGCGTGGTGATGGTCGCCTCGCTCTCTTTGTTGGCCGCGATGGCTTCGTTCTTGCTCTTTGTCTCAAGTTGCATGGCACCGGTGATAGCGACGACCCGGTACTGCTGAATGCCGACGAGCAGTACGCCCACCAGCGCGATGATGATTGCGGCGGCTAAAGCCTTCATAGGGAATCCACCTTCCGGCCAATGAAGCGGGCCACCAATTCGCGAATGGCCGTAACGCCAAGAAAGCCAATCGTTCCACCTGCAGCTACCGACAAGCTGGGCGGCCAGGTCATCCACTCGATCAGGCTCGACGCGACCAGACTCAACGAACCGCAGATCAGCGCTTCGAATAAGATCCGGCGCTTACTGGTTTCTTTGGCGTCGTAGAGGATGCGCAGTAGAGAAACGACGATGGCCATGATCATGCCTTGCCACAGTGGATTTGAAATGGCCGCCACGATCCTGGCCCACGTATCTGGTTTTTCGGGCATGGTGCGCATCCGGTTACCACCCTTGGGGTGAGCTGAAAATAAAAACCCCGCCGAAGCGGGGTGAGTGACAGCCTGAGGGATGGCTGGGTGAAGCTTGCACAGCAGGTGCTCTGACTGTGATTCAGGCGCAAATCGCAGATCGTGCCCACGTTGTACCGGCGTTCGGAAAAACCGAAAAGGGCTGTTTAACGGTTGGGCCAAATGTGGCCGCAATACAACAAGAATACGACCACAATGCGACAACTGACCCGGACGAACGGTCAGTGTGCCCGAGGGATTGAGGAGCGCGGCGAACCGCCGCATGCGACCTTAAGTTGACGGTTGGCTTGGGGGCCGACCGGGTAACCACGTGTCGAGCCACTGCGCAGTGTGAGAATCAGCAGGACTTGCTGATGCAGGCGATCCACCCAGTTGCGATAAGTCCGATCAGCGCCTTCGGCAATACCGACCGCTTTCATCTGATCGCGGACCGTCGCCATGGCGCAATAACGCTCCAGTGCCAACCGTGCCAGCGGTGCACGGCCTGACCGTTCCAGCTCAGCCACCGCTGCCTGAACCTCACTGGCAATGTGATCAATCCCGCACCCAGCACCGCCAAGTATCCGAGAACCCGGCGTACCACGCGGCGGCGCGCCGCCCCATTCGATAATGGCCCCCATCGGGCTGCCCAAGCCGCCGCCTTGGCCGCGCTCGCGCATCTGCTCGCCCCAATGCACCATCAACGCTTCGATTTCCTTGATCACCGCCCTTTCCTCTCGAATTCTGAACCCAACACACAAAACGCCCTACCCAACACAGACCCAACACACTTAAAGCTCTTTAAAAACAATGAATTAATAAAAAGTGTGCTGGGTGTGTTGAGTTTGTCGGGTTTATACGTCCTCGCATGGAGAAAAAATAACTGCGCTTTAACCGGTATAAATAACGTCACGCATGCGCGCACGCGACGCCAAACCCAACACACCCAACACACACGTCTGCACCCCGCGAAAAATGGGCGTTTGATCTGTGTCGGGTTGCCAAAACCAACCCAAAACATACCCAACACACCCGACACACTTTGAGAGGTACTCATGCTGCGACCGCCTTCACGTGGTCCCAGCTGTCCACGTTCCACCCCGCAAGGCGCGCCTTGGCCCGCCAGGCCTCGACGGCAACGCCCAAGTCCGGCGCTCTCATTGATGGGGGAAGGGAAGCCTCAGGATCATCGGGCACAAAGAAAGCGCCGAAGCGCCTGTCATTGCGCTCAGTCCAGGGTATTGACCGTGTCTTCTCCACCTCCGAGCTGATGAATAGCGAAAACTTCGTCTGACTCATCACATGCTCTTTGTTGCGCTGACACCACTCGATGAACAACGCATACAGATCAGTCGAAAGGCACGCCCCCCAAAGGCCCCGGCCCAACTCGCCATAGCGCCAGAGGTGCAGGAACGTCTGCCACCCTGCCCGGCTGAGCGCAACCAGCCGCTCGCGTGACACGGTGCTGGGCGGCCGGGTGCGCTCATTGAAGTCACCCAGATCCACACGCAGCAACCAGCCGTAGAGGGCCGCGACACCACCATTTTCCAGCTCTCGCCCGATCGCTTGCTGTCGAGCGACCGGCAAGGTTTCCATCGGCCACATGACCAACATCCTTCGGTCACTGTCGCTGATCGGCCACGGCAGGATCTCGTTGCTAAGAAACACCGCGTTCATGTGGTTGGCCTCCTCCCAGCCGTTGATGAACTTTGACTCCATGCGCACGGTCTTGCCGGTGACCAAGTGCTTGATCTTACCGACCTGGTTGTAACGCTGATCGCGGCTGACCACCTCTTCGAACACGGCCCACATCTTCCTGCTTTGCCAGGCGTTGAAGTTGCTCTCCAGCTGGGTCTGGCCAACCGTCGCGGCGTACTGCCCGTAAAGCGCGCCGAAGGTGTCAGCGAACAACAGGCTTTTGCCCGAGCCTTCCATGGTGGAGTGCATCAGAACCGCCGTATCCATCTTTGCCCCGAGGTGTTGCAACGGATATGCAAGCCACCGAGTCAGCCACAGTGCAGCAGCCTCATCATGGTTGCATAGGAATGAGATCAGCCAGCGCAGGTTGGCGCACGCCGCGTCGTCGTTGATCGGCTCCAATGGCAGGCCGTCAAAGGTGTTGATGTAAATGCTGGGGTCTTTGGTCATGGTCGGGTCGAAGACGATGTGTTCGACGTCCACCACCCGCCGCTCGCTGCTGTTCAACCAGAGCGCATAGGTGTCGCCCAAGGCCATCTTGACGGCCCCCTCGGCGATCCGGCGTTTCTTTTCCCGATCCCAAACATCTTTTGTGCCGTCGATGTAGACGTAACGTTCCGTGGGGCGCATGCCGAGAGCACCGCCCTTCTTGCCCGCCATTTTCCGGGCCTGCTCAATGTCCTTAACCTGATCATCGGCGATCAGCTTCTTGTCCGTGGCATCGAGCCAAAGCTTGGCAATGGGTTTGCCCACACGCGCTTCAAAGGCCGACTTCTTCATCGCCCGAGATTTATCGAAGTCCCAAACATGAGTGGTGCCTTCCACCAACGCAAAACGCCGCAGCACCTGCTCGATAGTCAGCTCCTCCCCCGCCCCCCCGTCAGGTGCAGAAGCCGCCTCGCTTGGCGCGTCCGGTGCTGCTGCATCTGGCTTGTCGCTACCCTCAGTTGGGGCTGGGGGAAGATCGCTTGCGCTGGGCCGGGTCGATTGCATGCCGAGCATCCGCGCCGCTTCCTTCACCGCCTTGGACTGATCACCGCCATGCTCCAGTAAGCAGAACACTTCAAATGCATCGTTTTGGTGACCGTTGGCCAGCGGATCAGCAGCATGGTGCGAATACACCTTGCCTTCAGCCACGGTGATCCCAGGGAGTCCGGTACTACTCTGCGGGTAAAGCCATTTGCTCCCGCGCTTGGTATAGCCGTGGCTGCGCAACATCTCTTCGACGTCGTGGCAGTTGTTGAATTCGTCAATGACAGACGGCCGCTTGCCACCTGCTGGGGCTGGCTTCGGTTTCGGCTTTTGTTTGCCAGCAGGCTTGGCGTCCTTCGGCAGCCAGGGGCACGCAGCCTCCGCGCCCCGCTTGAAGACGTCCCAGTTGTTCCAGACATTCAGCAGGTCGCCGATCAGAACCGGAAGCCCCGAAGCGTCTGGCGGCGTGCGCCAGGTGTATGGCCGGCCGGTGCCTGGATGAATGGAGGGAGGCAGTACGTCCTGCACCAATCCTGCACGCAGTTCAAACACTGTGAACCGCTTGTACTGCTCGGCATCTGCTCGATACAAGGCCTCTCTGGCCGTATCGCCCGCCTCGCGAGCAGCGTTTGCCTTCAGCATGATTGACTTGTGCTTTGACCCATCCGGGTCGTTTTCATTGGGCCAAGACAGAGAATGCCGCGTCAGTTCCAGCCCTTCCGGGACCTGAAACAGAACCCGGAACCGCAGTGGGTTGCCGACGACAGTCGGGAAAGCCAGTGCAAGCGCATCCAGATCAACGCCCAACAGTTCGTACAGGACAAACCGCGTCCACTGGACATCGTCGACGTCCAACGAACACACCCGACTCGGCCCCAGCACAACGCCGAGGTTATGGTTGGGATTTTTTGCCCAGAACGCCTCGGCCTTGGCAGGATCAACGATGTACTTGCCGGGCTGGTTCCATCCCCTTCCCTTCGGGCCTTTCTCGCCCGGTTGAATCGGTACTAACGCAAAATTGAATGTCTCACAGTAGCGACGTGCCCAAGCAGAAAGCGGGATTGGACGATCACTCATCTACGCTGCTCCCGCAGCGACTGACAGTGAATGCACGTCTCGCAGCCAACAATGGCGGCACGGCGTGGCTCCGGGATCGGATCGTCGCAGTCTTCACAGAACTGTGAGCTGACCAAGCTGGTCGGAATCCGACGATGCTTAAATAGAGCGACGTCCAACAGGTATTGGGCTTGCTCCGTGGCCCGGTCGATGTCGTCAGCCATTGGCATGATCCTCCATCGCCAGTCGAGCGCCGGCCATAATGCCCAGCACCGCTCGGATGATGTCGTTGCCCTGTTTTTCCAACAGAGCGACTTCGTGCAACTCCCAAACTCCGTCGGCAGCGCCGCTATGCATGCCTGAAACGAACTCGCCCGTTTCGGTCAGCAGCTTGCCAACCGACTTGAGCGCATCCTGCGTGGCTGCGACAGGCTCTGGCTGATACCAAACGGCACCTGCAGGACGCACCAAGGCATCGAGTAAAAGCGAGCTGCCAGTCAGCCGGACGACGTCTTCCAGTTCGTCCGGATTGAGCCAGCGCCGCTCCTCATCAAGCTTGAGCTTTTTCTGGAGGGTGTCGTTGTCCAGCACCATGTCGTGGGCAAGGGCAGTCACCCCGCCCTTGTAATCGCGCCCGGCGCGGTAAAGCGCTTGGCGCAACGAAAGCACCTGACCGGCGTCAGGCAAAAGATCCGTGCGACTCATAACCGTAAAATCCCCGTTTACGGTGTAGCCAGAGGCAGGGGTACCCCCTATCCTACGACCACGACCGATGTTCTTTGCTAAACGTGCTGTGCGGCACGGTTCATCGTTCTAGCCAACCAAGTGATTCTTGTGGTGAGAGGACCTGGTCGGCGGAGTTGGCAGTGTTTTGCACTGCCGTTGCTGGGTCGGGGGAATCTTGTGGTGAGAGGTCCCCGGCCCTGCAGCCTTTAAGCAGCTGACTTCAAGTCATCCGGCTCGCAAAAGACATCAGGGCGAAGCCGGAAGCGCGAACAACCAGTCAGCTTTTCAACACGCAACACAAATTCAGCTGGCAACTCGCCCTTTTTTAACCAGTACGATACGAGTTGCTGCGAAACCTGTTTTGATTCGCTGGATATCAACCTCGCAAAAGCGGATTGCCCCCCCGACCTCGCAACAACCTCGTCAAAGGCTTCGCGCATGGATTCTGGCACTGTCATACCAACCTCACTCAGTGTTCACGGCCGCAATCTACGTCTTTTTTTGTTAGCCATCAACGTATTTATGCGTTTGATGCGCAACAAATTTATTTGTAGTCTCATCTCATGAAGAAAAATACTCCTCACGATGAAGCTGGCACTCGAAGCAAACCCGCTCCGACACCAGTAGCTGTGCTTTTCAGAGCAAGACGCCTGCAACTGAATTGGACGCAGGCAGAATTGGCAGACAGAGTCTCAAAGTCGCTGCCCGAAGGGGAGGTTCTGACCCAGCAGACCTATGCAGCGTTCGAAAGCGGAAAAACGAGAGCAGCTAAACACAAGTCCTACATAGCTCAAGCAATGGGAATACTTGCTGAGCTTCTGCAATTGGAACTGGGCCTAGATCCATCACTACCTCCAACACTCAATGTGGAAGAGCCGACCAAGCCAGCTTCAAACGTTGAATCCAACGCTGAGATGCTGGGACCGCTTGAAGAATGGGACGACAAGACTCCCCTAGGCGATGACGAAGTAGAGGTTCCGTTGCTTAAAGAAGTGGAACTGTCAGCTGGATCCGGGCGCATGACAATTCAGGAACACGCCACAGCTAAGCTGCGCTTCGGCAAGCGGACGCTAAGGCGGCAGGGTGTGCAAGTAGAGAATGCTGTTTGCGTCTCGGTGTACGGCAACAGCATGGAACCGGTGTTACCTCACGGAAGCACCGTGGGCGTCGACCGAGGCAAAACGCTCATCAAGGATGGGGATATATACGCTATAGAGCACAATGGCCAGTTGCGTGTGAAGCTTGTGTACCGGCTTCCCAGTGGAGGATTGAGGCTGCGAAGCTTCAACCGGGATGAACACCCTGATGAGGAATATTCCTTGCGAGAATTAGAAGCCCAAAATCTATGCATTATCGGGCGAGTGTTCTGGTACTCGGTCCTTCGCTGAAAAAAATGCAGCATGAAAAAGCCGCATCGAGCGGCTTTTTTTGTGGGCAAACACCGATCAACAAAATAATACGTTGCGTAATTTACGTACTTTCTTGTAAATTCAGTTCGTACCCCCTCTCACCACAGAGTACGAGCCATGCAAACGACACAGCGCAACACCCGCTGCCCGGTATTTCTCCACCCAACAGTGGCCTCTAACCGCGAGTCTATCGCCACCATTCAGCGCCAAACCGGCCTTCTCCTAATCATCCAGCCAAAAAGCAGCGCTGCGAAAGCAGCTTCAGCAAAGGCAGTCGATGATTTCGGGCCATGGGGAGGTGACGCTGCATGAAGCAAATCCTGATTGGCCTCACCGGCCCTGCCCGCTCCGGCAAAACCACCGCAGCCAGTCACCTGGCCCACGAGCACGGGTTCGAGTGTTACGCATTCGCCGACCCGTTGCGCGACGGCATCATGGCCATATTCAACCTCAGTCCCGAGGATCTCGAAGGCGAGAAAAAGGAACAGCCCATTGACTGGCTGGGCCGCTCTCCTCGCCAGTTGATGCAACTGCTCGGCACCGAGTGGGGCCGTCACATGATCAGCGCCAACCTGTGGATCGACCTCGCCGAACAGAACCTTGATTGCCTCAGTGCGGTTTTCGATGGCGTGCCGGGCTTTGTGGTGAGCGATGTCCGCTTCGAAAACGAGGCCGATTTCATCCGCAAACGCGGCGGGACCGTCATTCATTTGTCCCGACACGACGCAGCGGAAGTGAATCCCCACATCAGCGAAGCGGGTGTTTCAGTCCATCCGGACGACTTGGTCCTTACCAACGACAGCAGTCTTCAAGAACTGTATGGGGCGCTGGACGAGTTGTATCGCGCCATCCGCTCACGCGGTTTGCTGGCTGTGGCCTGAGGCATTCCTCATGAACAGAACCTTAGATGCTACAGCAGTGATTCTCGGCATGAAGCCACGGGTATTTCGAGCGAAGTTGCGTGAAATCGGCGTGTTGACCCAGGCAGGCGAGCTTGCAGCCAAGCATCGCGACCAAGGCTATCTGTACGAAGATTCGCGCAGCCGCTGGAACAAGAACATTCACGCCTACAGCCACTATGCAGTGGTGATGGTCAAGGAGGCGGGTGTTGCCTGGCTCTCGGACCAGCTTGGCATCACCACCACGAACAAGGACGCCGCAGCATGACTCTGAACGCAATTACTCACGCCGTAGGCGCGCTGAAACTGGTTCCGATGCACCTGAACCACCCAACAATCGTCAGCCGCTCGACATTGATCGGAGCGACATCAGAGGCACTTAGCATGCTTGACGGTTTGCCACCTGTAACTGCCGAATTGGCGGAAGTTTTTCGGATGGTGGACGCCGTGCTGCTTGAAGGCCAGGTCGCGTATGTCACCCCAACACGCTGCCCAGAGCGCCCATATGGCGCAGTGGTGGCGGACGCGAAGGGACGACTGTGCGCGACTGCAACCGGCAAATCAAAGGAGGGTCTCGCGGAGCTGATTCGCCTTCAGTTGGTGCCCCAAAAGGAGGGGTATGGGGAGGATTCTGCGTGAGTGAAACGCTAATTCAACTCCGGGACGAGTTTGCTACCCCCTGCCCAACGCTGAGTACTGTGCGGGAACGTTATTTCTCGCACATATCGAGTGATCGCTACCTACTCCGCAAGATCAACGCTGGCCGCATCAACCTCAAGGTGACTCGGCTGGGTGGATCGAATAAGGGCCAGCCAGTGGTATACCTGCACGACCTAGCGGCCTATCTCGATGCACAGGCCAAGTTGAAAGCGGCCTGATTCAAAGGTGGTCACTGCCTTCCAGTGACAACAACCAGAGGCACAGGACATGAAACCCACGGACACAGCCGAGTTCATCGGCGAACTCAACGCAGGCGTCTTCGCCAATCAGATCGGCCATGCGCTCTCCGAGGTTGCTGCTGGTGTCGTCGACAACAAAAAGGTCGGCACCGTAACCCTGACGTTTTCGCTCAAGCAAATTGCTGACAGCCACCAGGTCACCGTCAACCACAAGCTGGCTTACAAAGTGCCAACCAAACGCGGCAGCCGCACCGAGGACACCACCCTCGATACGCCGATGTATGTAGGCGAAGGCGGTCGTCTGACGCTATTTCCAGAGACACCTGCGGCAGACCAGATGTTTGACCGCCACGCCGCACCCGTGCCCGCCAGATCGTAATTAAACGCCGTTCCATACCTCTCACCACAGCAGGAAATGATTCATGGAAGCCAAAGCAATTCAACTGATCCAAGACACCGCAGTACTGGCCAACGCCAAAGCGCTGGACACCTTCGAACCTTCAATCGCACTCCCTGCGACCGTGAGCGTCGTCAGCCTGGAGAAATTCCAACAGTCGCGCAGCCGGTTCCGGGGCCTGCTGGAAACGTCATCGTTGAAAGACTTCAGCGAATACGTGCTGACCCAGACCGATGGCAACACTGCTGGGTTCGTTGATAGCGACTGCATGATGTGCACCGTCTTCTTTAACCTCGGCAATCAGGACAATCCTGGGCATGGGGACTTTCGCGCCAAGCTCACCCTAAAGAAAACCGCTGCATTTATCGCCCTCGAACGCGCAGCCGGGTCCAAGCACACTCAAAAAGACCTGAGCGACTTCATTGAGGACTGGGCACCCAACCTGAAGGCGCTGAACCCGGAAGGTGTAGATATCGATCTGCGCCGAGCTGCTGGTGCAATTCGCTCCATCACCATCGAGCAGGCCCGCAAAAGCGAACACATCGTCGGTGACATGAGCGCATCCCGTTCGGCAATGGATCAGATAGAAGCCAAATCGGCAGACGGGCTCCCCGCTGAGCTGCTGTTCAGCGTTATCCCCTATGAAGGCTTGCAGGCTCAGACCATTCAGTTGCGCGTTGCCGTGCTTACTGGAGGCGATCAGCCAGTGCTGCGCCTGCGCTGGATCGGTGAGGCGCAGCTGCGCGAAGACCTCGCCCAAGAATTCAAACAAGTGGTAGCCCAGGAAGTCGGCAGCGCAACTGATCTGACCATCGGCAGCTTCACGCTGGCATAACACTCCCGTATCAGCCCGCCGCCGTCCTCTCACCACCTATCCGGCGACGGGCTCTTTCGAAGGACACAGCACATGCAAGCACAGCACATCATCATTCTGACTGGCCTAATCGTATGCTTCTTGCTCCTCACCGCATTTGTTGAGAAAGCAGTCAAATGGGCGCCGCGCAGGTCGTACCGGATGGGACAATCGGCAGCCGTAACGTTAAAAAATATAAGCCCAACGGATATCGACTTGAACGATATTTCACCTCTTCCCCGTACAAGAAACCGAGTCGAAGCGTTGATGAAACAATTCCAACGGAACGTATTTTTTCAAAAGATAAAAGGCGCATCGATATGAGCGTCGCCAAAGTGATTGAGTTTGAAGAACTGCAACGGATCACCGGCTATACGCGGCGAGCAGACGTTGAGAAGGCGTTACTCGGGGAAGGAATCAGAATATTCCTCGGAAGGAAGGGGCCTTGGACCACTGTTGACTTGGTGAACCAAGCAGGAGGGCTCAAGCCTATTGATCAAGAAAAGTATGACGCGGATATCGTATGAAACGAGGAAGGAAGCGCCAGCACAACCCGAACATCCCAAAACACATTGATCAGACCGCGATTCCCCGCGATGTCTATTTCGATCACCGGGGTTCGGGCCGCTGGTACACGTTGTACTTCAATGAGGCAGGGCGACGCCAACGCACCAATCTGTGCGCAGCAAACGTCACCCTCTCGGAACTGCATCGCCTCATAGAAGAGCGTAGCGGCGTGGATCGCGATAGCCTGCAATACCTGTGCGATGAGTTTCATAGAAGCCAGCAGTTCAAGGAACTTACAAAGAAGACTCAAGACGACTACTGCTACTCACGGGACGTCCTGCTGGTCTACCCCACAAAACTGGATAAACCCTTGGGGGAGCTCGCCGTGAAGAAGTTTACCCCTGCAATGGTCCAGCGGATCATCGACAAGATCGCCGAAGCTGGTACACCGTCGAAAGCCGCACACGGACTGCGCTACCTGCGCCGTCTGATGCAGTGGGGGCGGAATCGTGGGTTTGTGACCGACAACCCGGCCAAAGGCATTGAGGCACCCAAGGAGAGGAAGCAGCGCCGCTTGCCAGACTCAACCGTAATGGTTGATCTGATCAAGTTCGCCCACCAGCAGGGACAGCTCAAGCGAGGCGAGAAAGGCGCGTGCTCGCCATACCTGTGGTATGTGATGGAAATTGGTTATCTGTGTCGCCTGCGCGGAATTGAGACTATCACATTGACCGACGAGAACGAGCTGGAGGAAGGTGTGCTCACCAACCGCCGGAAAGGCAGCCGGGACAACATTGTGAGGTGGACACCGCGTCTGCGTGCGGCTTGGGATGCGGCGAAGGCCGTCAGAACAGATACGTGGCAAAGGTTGAAGAAGCCGGTTCCTTTCCGGGCAGATCAGCGCTTCCTTATCGTTTCCGCCAGCGGCGGGCAGCTATCGAAGTCAGGCCTCGACACTGCCTTCCAGCGGCTTATTACCCAGGCCATCGAAAAGGGCGTCCTCACAGAGGCTCAGCGGTTTGGAATGCACGACTTCAAGCGCAAGGGAATCACGGATACGATTGGCACCAGAGCGGACAAGCAGCAGGCGTCAGGTCACAGGGATGAATCGATGATGGATGTATACGACTTGAGTTTGCCGATCGTGAGCCCATCTGGCGAGTAGCAATCTGTCGATCAAGGTCGCAAGAAATATCGTACTGGATCCATGTAATTGTTAAGACATGACGTGGTGTGCTGTAGGTCGCGACCGTTGCCGAACGCCATACTTAGGACACCGTCAAACTTATTTGATTTCGTTGTGGTACTTTTTCCTACACCAATCTTATGAGTTATATACTCGTGCCCATATAACGCTAATGCTTTCAGCAGCAAAGACTCTAAACACTCGACGCGCTGGGAAAGAATTGCTTGGGCATGCATACAATCGGAGTCGTAAATCGCCTTAAGGAAAGTTTTATCTCCCGTCGTCACTGTGAACAGCGTGTTAGCCCTGTATAGATTTTCCGCATGCAACGTAAGCTGCAGCTCGCCATCATGCACACCCTCAATCTGAAGCAACTCTTCCAGCAGCCCTATATCCTCATCTGCCGGGCCGAGTTTTTTACATGAATCAACAATGTAACAGAGACGGTCGAAAGCCCTATGATTACCGAGCCTCTTATCGAAACACTTGGCTTCATCGGTCAAATATAAGGAGAAGGGAGCCTCGCCAAGCACATAACAGTCGTTAAATCCGCAACCTAGCACAGTCAACGCCTCATCGACCAAATCGCATTGCGCTAGTGCTATTAAGACGTCATTGTCGGCGAGCACGATCATTTACGCGATAAGGTTCCGTAGCAGGTGCTCGCTGTCCGGATCCAGTCCGTCATTCAGATTGCTGAAAACGCGCTCTGACACAACATCCTGGTCACTCACTGCTCCTGAGATTTCTTTAAGGGCCCCAACACAAAGGGGGAAAATCTCCTTGTTATTGTGTGCCACGTTCAACACCGCGTGCGTCGGATCGATTTTTCTTTCCTTCCCAAACCGCACTGCAGTTTCAGCCAACTGAGGTGCATACACCCGCCGGGGCAACGTTAGGCGGGTGTCAGCGTTGCCAGTCAAAAGCTCAATGGCGAATCGATCAGCCTCAATCTCCTGCGGATTCCGACCTTCGTCCGACTCACCCTTAGTGATCTCGTCATCAACAATTGCGCCGTTCTCAGTCAGATGACCTAGAGCAATATGGCCCAGCTCGTGGGCGAGATGAAATAGCAAAAAGCCATTCTTGCGGACGTTTGATAGGACAATTGACGGCCTGCCCTTAATGGACATCGCTATACCATCCATCTTCTTCTTACCTAGAAGAGGCGACGCCAAATGCAACACCGGAATACCGTTGCTCCAGCAAGCATCCAAAATCTGAGGTAGGCCTACCCAAGGCGCGCCAGTCGAAAGGATATGCTCACGAATTTGCGCCGCACTATTGGGCGGAGCTTGATATACCCTCGACATCGAGTTCAGCGCTATTCGAGAAGCGCTCCTTGCTAGCGCGACAGCTACAGAGACGTCCTCAGGCGACGTTTTTGCTGAAAGCTTAAAACGCTTCTCTGTAGGGAGATCGAACGCAATCCGCGGTGGCTCTTCGCTGAAAGGTCGGATCTGTAAGCTGAGAGCTTTGGCGAGATATATTTTTGCCCGCTGCGCGCCTCCAGGGGACGCCTCAACCTCCGCGGACCACCACTCGGGCATGATGCGAGCCAGATGCTTCTTCGGGAGCCCGTGGGTGGTAAGGGCAGAGTAGATGCTTTGAATATTGGTCATGATCCCTCCCCCTTTGAGCGGGCCTCGGATAACAGATGAGACGCGGGTTAGACGCCGAATTTCGGCGAGAAAGTCACCCGTATGAGCAAAATGATAGCATTTTTTGTATTTATCCACAGGTAAGAAGTAGGTTTTGCTATCAAAACACACGTACATTTAGTCGGCAGCACTGCGCAGAACGTGAGCTGCAGAAGACACCTCGCGTACAAAAAAAGTATTTAAGCCTATGATATGTATGACTAAAAAAGCTGACTTGTAATCAGTAGGTCCCGGGTTCGACTCCTGGTGCCGGCACCATACAAGCTTCCAGAGAAGGCTTTAAAAATCTCTGGAACCCGCGAAAAACCCGCCTTCTGGCGGGTTTTTTCGTTTTGGCGTTCCATCGGATTCCGGTGGCAGCCAGCGAGAATAAGGATAGATTTAAGGATACCTACCAATTCGATTGCGGATTCCACGACACTTGGACACTCAGCCCACGATCATTTGGACACTCATTCCAAGCTCACTTGGACACCTGCCCCACGTCCACTTGGACAGGCAGTCGGAGCGCA